GCCACTCCCCAAATTCGGGTAGACGTTGCACTTGGCCTTTATTTTTTCCTTTCCATTTTTTCTTTCGACAATAGTCTCTGGCATCATCTCTGCTGCCTTTCCTGTATTCAAGATTAGCAGGAAACATCTTGTAGATAGTACCCATTCTTTTACTATCTTTAAATTCAAGATAACCTTGTATGTGCAACCTATGTGTAGTTGGACACATTTCTATTTGTGCTATTGCGTACCTTAAACCAGGTAAATCATTAACTGATTCCCAATGTGATCGCATCGCATCTATGATTTCTTCAGAAGAAAAATCATCATCTAGTCCTAGGTGACCAGCATAAGCTGTAAAACACCAATGCCTTTTTTGTACATTCAAGAATTATCCCTCTGCCATGCTTCATGCCATAAATAATCTTGACACACTTCGCAATTATCTTGGTCTTCGTGCGACGTACATTCGCAACATATAATTTTTTCTTTGCTCATTAAAAACACCTACAATCATTCGGCCAACAATGGCGGCAATACATTTCATTCACACTCCAGACACGGAGTTAATTGCATTTGGTCAATATATCTATGTTTGACACAAATATATGTGTTTTTTTTGTTAAGTTTAACTTCCCAGTTAGGTCCTTCAGTGGTGCCCATGTTAACTGTGAAGTTAGGGGGGGTAATAATACCTTCGCAGAAGATGCCCCCCCTAACCTTCTTTCAGAAGGTCCCTAATATCCAAGCAACCCAAGAGGGTTCATCCTTGGCTACTTGAGTTTTTGTTATTTCTTTTACAGCAACCGTTTGACCAACAACAGCTGCAGTAATTGGCAATACCACAGGAGTGGATCTAGTTGCCATTAAAGAATTTCTCCAGGCCCATGCTCCCATACCCGAAGCGGTATGTTGAGGATATTGTTTATATTGAGCATGTGGATATCTCTGTCTCATTTCATGAATATGACGTTGAGACCAGTGAGGTTTAGGAGATTTAGGGTCTATTACCGTTTCACCATAAGGTGCTTTCATATGTAATACATCTATATCATAACCCTGTGTATGTAGAAGAAATTCTAACATTTCTATTTTCATTCTACCCACTCCGTACCGCATTCACATATACAGTGAACTACTTCGGCTACTTCGATATAATTTTTGTAAACGTTGGTGCTTCCGCACCTGCTACATTCAATATTTTCGACTCTTTCTGACAAAAGCAACTCGACGGTTTCCGACATATTTGTAGCATCCTAATTTTCCTTTCTTTGTTCTAAAGACCTTACCCATTCGGGTTTTAGGTTTGTAAGTTCTTTTGGATCTATAAGTTGATTTTCTGTAAGCCATCAAATACACACTCCTTCAACTTGAGCATAAAGTTTGTTTGTTAGCCCGATTATATGAAGAAATGCGGTTGCTAATAGGTATTCAATTCTGTTTTGCTTAATATGGTTCAGCATAGCTGCCCACTTTGTTGTTTCTAATATTGTCTCTGTTTGCATGTTAATCACATATCCGTCATAGGTTCTGCCAAGTATCCACGATGTGAACCAGGAACTAAATGTATTTGTAAAACCGACCTATAATCATCTAATGTTGGGTCGCCAGTTGCCTTGCCAAGTGCATCACTGTAGTATATTTTAATCAATCCACAAGGAAAAGTACCACCTTGTGCTGTAACCTTACCACTAACAGTAGTTGATGTTACATTCATTTGGTCATGGAATTCTAAGTCAACCATTTGTGCTTGTCCACCAGGATATTGTGTTTCGGTGTAAGTACCACCAGCAGGATTATCACCATTCTCAAAAGGATATGGCGCTTGATTATTATCTGTAAGAACTATATCTTTTATGACATCAGCATCTTGACTAGTTCCTTCATTTTGGACCTGTTGCATCCAATTTTCAGCACCTGAACCAGCAGCATCCGCAGACTCGGCAGGCATATTTGGATCAGCAATATTAGGTAGAGCTCTACTAACTGCATATCCATCAATAAGAGATACTGCATAGTTTCCACTAGCACCAGTAGTTGCGTAGTTGTTTTTACCAACAAATATCATATCACGTTCCTTAGTTGTACCAGGAACACCAGAATCAGGAACTACGATAGTACTCATATCCCAATCTCCACGATTAGCAAGAGTCCAGTTGTTGAAAGCATTCTTAGATGCAGGAAGTAGGTTTTCATTTACACCAAGAGATTGATGTAGATAATCTGCATAAACCTTAAAATCCATAAACTTAGGTTTTAATGATGGTGATTCAGAAGTTGAATCCTTAATCATTTCTTGCCACAATCTAAATGATTTTTCCCATGCATTTGAAGCAACCCATGTTTGGGGAACTTTGAATATATGGCATTCGCCGTTTGTAGCTGTAGTATGTAGAGTAAAACCTCCAACAGCCCATTGTAAACCTTGACGATAAAATCGTCTGTTAACGATTGAGGCAACTTGACTCAAATCGACGAAACGACCTTTACCAGATTTTTCTGTATTTGGGAGGGGAATATTCACAGTCAATACAGAAGGTTGTATTTTTTTAGATGATTTACGGTAATTACGTCTTGCCATAATTACTCTTCTTCGCCGTGGGTTATTAAAGATATCTCGGCTTCAAGCATTAATCGATATACTGAATCTATCGCTTTGTAGTGCGTAAAATACGCATCTACATCATATTGTAATATTTGTGCAGGGGTAAACCCTTTTTTCAACATTTCTATAGCTCTTTGTTTAGGAGATATACCAGTAGCTCTCTCCTTACGCCACTCCCCAAATTCGGGTAGACGTTGCACTTGGCCTTTATTTTTTCCTTTCCATTTTTTCTTTCGACAATAGTCTCTGGCATCATCTCTGCTGCCTT